GAGTTAAATCTAAATTTTAAAGAATACAGCTTGTTGATTGCGTTTCCACCATGCACATATTTTAGCAAAGCGGGGCTTCACTATTTAAGAACTGAACCAGGACGAAAAGAAAAACAGCTTGCAGATTTAGAAATGGTTAAGAAATTGTGGACTCTACCAATCAAATACAAGTGTTTTGAGAACCCTGCAGGTAGCGCTTTAAACAAACTTTGGAAACCCCACTCGTGCCGTATCGATTATTGCCAATTCGCTGATTTTAAAAAATTGACTGATTTATGGCTCGAAAATCTGCCACCGCTGCTTCCAGAACAAATAAACCTTAAGCATTATGGTCAATTCATAAACAATATGCGATATGGCGATTTCAGACGAAGTTTAACGCCAATGGAAGTAGGCTATGCAATGGTAAAGCAGTGGGGGGGTATTTGTAATACCAATTTTTAAAAATTATAAAATCCAGGGCGAAATTCCCTGTTAAATATAACCATTTTTAATAAAAATCAAAGTATGACACCAAGTTGCCATGCCTTTTTTTATGTCAAAAAAGCAGTAGCAAAATATCACTAATCTATGCGTCAAAGCTGCTACTCCAAAAGAAAAAAGAAGCAAAAAAGAAACTACTTTTAATAAACTTTTAATATAATTTTAACTATATTTTCTATTCAATTAAATTTAATAATATTTTACAACATATAATAAACCATATTTATAATATATATAAAGAAAATTTGCACCAACTTTGTTCAAAAAAGTGCGATTGGTATTTTTTTATAGCACTGAGGGACACACCATCGAAGTCCGTCATCGTGCGTGTCGGCACCGCCGACAGGCTGACAAAAAAAGGAATCAAATAAATTGACTGCCAATGTTTATTATGATATAATTAAACAGCAATTGTGTGTTTATTGATTTGTAAAAAGTTTAGTCAAAAGTCTAGTCAAGATTTTCTACTCATTCGTTTTTATCGAATGATTACGACATTTTTTATGGAGCTTCGTAATCAACAGGTCGCGGGTTCGATTCCCGCCATTAGCTCCAGTAGTGGTTTTGGTATACGGCATATACTATATGTTGTATACCATTTTTCTTTTGTGTCACAATTTGTTTCAAAAGTTTAGTCAAAAGTCTAGTCAAACTCAGGGTATAAATCACCGTAAATTAAACGCAATCGGCGGGCTGGGATGTTTTCTCTAATGTTTGTGTAAATGTCATTTGTAGTCACAATCGAAGCATGTCCGAGTTGCATTTGCCTAAACTTGTCGTTGGCACCTAGAAAATAAAGATTTGCAGAACAGGTGTGTCTTAAACTATGAAGACATGCCTGTTTAATGTTCAACTTCTTGAATATTTCTCTCAATTCATGAGTTGGATAATCCAGGTTAAAATCAAATTTCTCGTGCATGTTAGATTTTAAGAAATCTATAAATGCTCTTGAGACTTTAACGTATCTGTCAGCATTCGAAGTCTTGGTTCCTTTGATGTGAATGGTCAGTCTTTTTTCATCAATGTCATCCAACTTGAATCTAAAAGTTTCTTCTCTTCGACTTCCAACGATTAAGGAAAAAATCACAAATGTATATATTTTTGAGTTCTTGACAGCTTTCAACAATTGAATTTGCTCATGAAATGTGAGTGGACTTCGCTCACTTTTGTTCTGACGTTTTGGTTTTTCAACTCCCAAAGTGATATCTCTTTTAATTTTTCCAGTGGCATATGCTTTTTTTAGAACTTTCAAAATTCTTTGATACATCGTTTCTTGTTTTCGTTCAAATGGGATGTTGTCTATAAATTTTTGAATTTTTTCTGCGGTTACATCTTCCAGTTTTAGATATTTAAATTCTGGTGTGATGTCATGAGTCAACTGTCTTTGCCAATCAACTTTTGTGTGTTCACTAATTTTTTTGTTTTTGATAAAACTATCAATAAAAAATTGATAATATTGAATGAATGTGTTTTGATTTGTCTTTTTTGTTTTATGTTTAACCGACTTTTTTAAAGCCGGTTTTATTTTTGGTATTTTTTCCAAAAGCTCACGATAGGTGTTGGCAATTGCATAGTAAATATATCCTCCAGTTTGTTTTGAATACTGCCAACGACCATCTTTACGTTTATAACAATTTTTTCTCATTTCTACTCCTTTTGTTTGAGTAGAAAATTCTTGACTATGTTCTGTAATTAAAACAGTTTCTTTTTTGCTTTGTTTCTCTTTTTGTTGTTCACGACCAATGTAACGTTCTACGATTTTCCCCATATATGCAGCGGCATCAAATGTGTCTTTGCCGAGCACCATGAACCGTTTTGAGCATTGCAATAAGTCTTCAAAAAATTCTCTTTGGTCATCCTCCATAAAAATTTACCCCTAAACAAAGGATAAATTTTTTGAGAACTGATTTCAAGACCAATTACCAAGGGCGAACTGGCTTGATTGATGAATAAGGCAGATTCAACATCTCAGATGCTCTGCCAATCAAATTGTTTGTTTGGTCTTCATTTAAACGACCAATCATGCTGATAAGTGTTCTTTGTGAGTCTGTGAAATTGTCCAAATAAAGGATAGATTGTGTTTGATGTCCAAGCAAGTAGTCCACTGAACAGCCAAAGAAGTCCGCAAGTTTAATTATTGTGGCAATATCTGGTTCTGTTCTACCTTGTTCATAGTAGCAAAATGTTGTCTTTGGAATGGACAATAACTCACAACATTCTTGTTGAGTTAGTCCTTTATTTTTTCTTAAATTTTTTAAATTTTGCATAAATAATCTCCTTACCAAGGGCGAACTGGCTTTGTTGCTGAGTATGGCAGATTCAACATCTCAGATGCTCTGCCAATCAAATTGTTTGTTTGGTCTTCGTTTAAACGACCAACCATGCTGATAAGTGTTCTTTGAGAGTCAGTGAAGCTGTCCAAATAGAGCACGGATTGAGTCTGATGCCCAAGCAAGTAGTCCACTGAACAACCAAAATAATCTGCTATCTTGGTTAAATTCTCAAAACTTGTTTCAGCATAACCATATTCTAAATTTTGGTATGTTCTATAAGTTAATCCTAATTTTTCGGCTGCTTCAATTTGAGTTAAACCGCGTTCTTTTCTCAATATTTGTAAATTTTTCATGTTTACCTCCTATAAAATTGTATGTTTTTTAAAAAAAATACCAAAAAAAAGTGTGAAATTTCTTGACAAATGCTAAAAAGTGGTGTATTGTTTATATAAACATACCAAATTATGGTATGAAGTAAAAGGAGTTGGAAAAATGAAAATAAAAAGTAAGACAGTTTCTCTTTTATGGAAAACGCCAGTAAGCGAGGACATGCCATTCTATGAGGCGTTCATTGAATATTGGGAGAGATGTGACTCTTGTCAAAATCTTTGTGGATATTTGTTGTTTCTAGACCTTAGATACGATTCATATCTCAAAGCAGTCAAGAAAGGTGAGTGGACGGACTCATTTGAAGAATATGTTGAAGCACAAAGATAAAGGAGATAAAATCATGATAAATTTTGATGAAGAAAATTATAAAATTTTCTGTGAAAATAATGGACTAGTGCCATGCAGAATGACATCTCTCAGTAAATTTGAGAACCTTTGCCAAAGATTAGGTATTGAAACAAAACCGTTGAGGTTAGAAAAATGAAACATTCATTTTTTACTCTTGACGGTTTTTTTATTGTTTGGCAATCAAAGACCGGAGAAAACCGTATCTTTACACAAAGCTCAAGCTATGCAAAAAAGATGTATGCAACTCTCAAGCAAGAGTTTGACAGCGTCGAAAAATATTTAGTTTTGAATGGAACTATGAGAAAAGTCGGTTAAAGGAGTTGTGAGCATGATAGAAAACAAAGATATTGGTGCAGTCCTTCGCAAGGCGGACGGAGCAGATTTGTCCGGGACGGAATTGAAAATGCTTTTGAGAATTTTACTTACAATAAACAACTTTGGCTATTCTGCAGAAACAAATTACAGTTTGCAAGAACATTTCAAATGGTCTGAGAGAACAGTTACAGAAGCTGTGAGTGGTCTCAAGAAAAAGAATATCATTCGAGTTGTTTTGAACAAACATAAAAATCGAAGACAAATTTATATATGCGGTTTAGTTCCATTTTCTGAATACGAAGAACCAAAATTTGAAGAGATGTCTCCAGAACAACAAAAGTTCAAAAAGGCTTTTCCAAATCGAATTGTGGATTGCGAAGTCCCAGAAAATGTTGATATGGATGCCTTGATTGAGAAAATCAAAAAAATTGATTGGATAAGCCAGGCAAAAAACATGACTCTCAAATCGTTTGTTTACAAGTATTACAACAAAATTATGAATGGAGAGTGGACAAACAGCCAGGTGATTCAAATGAAACCTAAAGCAAACTTTACTCAAAGAGAATACACCAAAGAGGAAATGAACTCACTCTTCCAGTCAATTGATGAAATAGAATTTTAAAAGGAGTTTAAAAAAATGAAAGTTGAAGAACTCGAGGTCGTTTACAATGTTGCCTTCGCTCTTTGGAGAAACTTTGCAGTTCCAGATAACAAACTTGGGAGAAAGGTTTTTGATACAGTTTGGCTTGAAACATTAAAACCATATCCACTTAAATTGATTATATTTGCCATGCAGGAGTATGCGGAAAAGAACAATTTCTGCAACATAGCTCAAATCGGTGCCAGGTGTGAACAGCTTGAGATGTTGGCTGAAGGGCTTGATGTTGATTTGGTGATTGCAGAGATTGATAAATCAAAATCTTTGACAATGTATGAAGAGAACTTTGAGAAAATGTCCAAGTTTGCTCAAAAAGTTTGTGGCTCGGCGTCATGGCTTAAAACTTTTGCAGAATCTGGAGTTTTTAAGATGCGAGAGCCAGGACTTCGTATCAAGGCGGAAACCTTGTTGAAGTTAGAAGAAAAAGAGCGTTTGCTGAAGAAAGTCAAATCAATCAAGGAGATTCCAAATGTTGAATAGACAACCAATCAAAATCATAAATGCCCAAACGAAAAAGAAAACAATTTTTGTTTGGAAAAAAGATGCCGATGGAAATTGGACTTGTGAAAGGTCAGGAACTTCAAAATAAGCGATGGTGGGAACTTATAAAAACACTACCCACCACCAGGGCGAGGGCTTCGAGATGTCCATAGAAGCCTTCACCTACCATTTGGACAAAATTTACAAAAGGAGGGATATCAAAATGGCAGAGAGAAAAAAAGTTGGATTTTGGAAAGTCACAATGATTGTAATTTTAACTTTGCTAGTCGCTGTCGGAATTTTTATGCTTGTGGCAGCAATCTGTGCCCATGTCCATAATGTTGGATTTATTGAGCAATTAAAAATCTGGACTGAAGCAGTTTTGGAGTTTCTTAAATCAAAAATCAGTTCACCAAAAGACCCAGAAGTAAGTATCAATCCGATTATGATGTTGAGATAGGAGGAGAGTATGGAAAAGACAAGAAGATTAAACTTGACGATTGCATTTTTAATTTTACTTATGCTAATTTTCTCTCTCGCCTCAAGTGTCACTCAAATAACCTATGCTGCTGAAGAAACTCACTATTCAAATGTCTTGACGGATTTACAAAAAGACAAAAGTTTCAAAAAGAACATCTACATTGAAAACAATGCTGATTACTCTTTAAGAGTTATTCAGATTGCTGAAAGCATTGACAATGAACTGTTTCTCTATGTCTACCAACCATCGGCAAATACAAGGAAATATATAGGGACATGTATCAACATGTCTGTAGATAGCGGAGAGCAAAAACTCTATGATTTAGAGCTTTTGAATAATGAAGGTGTACTTTTTAAATACAAAGTTATTGGCTTGGTTGTCAATAAAGAACTTGATGAAAGAACCTACGATTTAACTTCAATTTATAGACCATTCGATGCAAAAGTTGACACTCCTCCAGAAGATGGGGCGAGCACAATTACTGAAATATCGTATGCTGTTGGGAAACTTTTCAAAGCAAAAGAGAATGAAAAAGGTGAAACGATTTATGACTGCACCAACACAGAAGTTGTGAAAATTACTGACAAATTTGTAGGATTTGTAAGGTATAAGGATGGGTATCACTTATTTCCAACATATACAGCTTGTGATAGTCACTTTATCGCATTTGACACTGATAAAGATATTGAAGATTTGTATTCAGCGAAGGTTACATATTCACAACAAACTGTTTCAAAATTCGGTCTTGTTACACAATTTGGAAAAATTGAGGAAAAACTAACTGCCACACCAACATGCACAGATAATGTAACGTATATTGGAAAATCGGGCTGGGTTCACTATAAACAAGAATGGGATAGAATTCAAACAGTTAGTGAGTTTTCTAAAGAAACAAACAAATCAAATATTTACGAGGCTGGAGTTTTCAATGTTGAAGTTAAAAATTCTCTTACAGAAAATGCGAAGAAGTTGCTTGAAAACAAAAAGTGGGTTCTCAGATTTACGGAAACTCAATATCTTCAAGGTGAAACAGGAACTGTTAATACAAAGTTGTATACCATCGTTGAAAACATCTCTTTGATTGAATTGACTTTTAAATCTGAAGGAGAAGTTTTCAAACTTGGGGTTGTTGACAACAAACAGACTGGAAGTGGAAAGCCAGCAAATGTTATGGAAGAAATCTTGAGCATTAAAGATGGTTGGATTAAATGGATTTTTATAATTGCCATGATTGTAGGGATTTTATTGTTACTATTTATCTTAAGAAACCCGCTTAAAGAAATCTTTGGTATGGTGTTCAAAGTGGTTTGTTGGATAGTAACGCTCCCATTTGAAATTTTTAAAGATTAGGAGGGATATATGACAATAAGTATAAAAAAATTAGCGTGGTTCATTTTCTTTGTAGTGTTTTTTATAGGGACAATCCTTGGAATCTACTTTGGCGTTCAATATAAAAATGAGAAAGATAAAAACTCACAACTTTACACTGAAGGACAGGTCGAAGATAAGTATAGAACGTATGTTGAGCAGATTAAGAATAAAAATGCAACGATTGAAGAATTAAATGACAGACTTACAATTTATGTTGAACAGCTTTCAAATAGTAATGAAGAAATTAAATCATTGACTGCACAAATTGAAGAGAAAAATACAAAGTTATCTGAAGTTGAAACGCAGCTTGCAGAAAGTCAAGCAAATGAAAGTGAATTGAGACAACAAAAAGAAACTTTAATTTCAGAAAAAGCAGATTTGCAATCGACATTGAACTCAAAGTTAAATGAATTGCAAGAAGCAAGTGCGACAATTGCTTCATTAACAACACAAGTATCAAATTTGCAAGCAGAAGTAACCAGGTTGCAAGGACTCTTGGAAAGTTATGAAGAAATCAAAAATGGAACTGCAGAAGCAAACTTTTACATCAAAGGAAAGTTGTTTAAAACTATAGCAGTTCAAAAAGGAAAAAGTATAGATTCTACAAAGTTGGAAGAACCAACATCAAACTACTTTGCAATTTATTATAAAGCGAAAGTAACAGGTTGGAAGGTCGGAGAGACAGTTGTTGATATAAATACTTATGTTCTTAATGAAGACACAATTTTTAATGCTGAAGTTATTGATGTGTTTGAAGTTAAGTATATGGCTGATGGAAACCAAATATCAACAGGGTTTGTTGTATCTGGAGAGAAGGCAAGAACAACCACATTTTATATGAAAAAATTACCTACAAAAGATGGGTATGTTTGTCTTGGTTATTCCGTGAATGGCACAGATGTTGTAGATTTGACAACTTTGACAATTACACAAGATACGACTTTGTATGCAGTATTTGTTAAAGGTAACCTTTCTTATAGTGCCGAAGACAATCAAAGTTTAACTATTATGTCAGCAATTACGAATGGAACGACAATTGACTGCAATACGAAACTTGACTTCAATATTCAAAGTTCAAAAGTAAAATTTTTAATTTTGGATGAAACTGTCGGGAAAATAAATAGTATTTGTAAGATTGTTGAAAGCGGAGAAACATTTGAAGTATACGAAAATGTATTTGTGAAAATTACATGTGAAGTTAACAGCGATTTAATAAAAGCAGAACTCGTATCTACAGAAACTGGTATAGCAGTTAATGTAAGTATTTTAAGAATTTTGGAACTCGACTAAAAACAAAAGGAGAAAATAAAGATGAAAAAAGGAATTTTAAAAGCAGTTGCTGTAGGAGCGATTGCAGCAACAATGGGAACTGCAGGGGCAACCATTGCAATCAAATTTGGGAATGAGAAGAACGAACAGCTTTCTCAAGAGATTAAAGATTTGCAAAAAGAGTTGGACGATGCAAAATTGAATGTTGGTGGACACACTGACGAAGAGCTTGAAGAAGCTGTTAATCAAGCTAAAGAGGAGACCGCCAACAAATATAAGACGGTTTTAAATATCTTGCAATCGGAAGGTTGCCAAACAGTCGAGAGAACAGATACAAATTGGAATCGCGTGGGGAAATTTTTGTTTGCCCAGGACCAAGAAGGTTTGGTTTATTTTGATGAAGAAACCGGAGATTACAGTGTTTTGAAATTGACTGGGAAATATACAGGGCTGGGAGAAATGGTCTTAAACAATACAAGTATGTATGTATTTTCTTCAACTGAAAATGATGGATTATTTGGATACAGCAAGGAAAATATGGAGTATGTGGAATTTTCTTCTACAGGTGGAAACTTCCAAAACATTATAACTGCTGCAGACGGGGAACTTCTCGCTACAAGTAGAATTGACAATAAACAAAAAATTGTTGGTCTTAAGAATGGTGAATTGATGGTTCTTATAGAAGGTGAAAATGATGTCTATTTACAAGGATTTACTGCATTTGAAGATGGGACAAAAAACTTTTATACATATGATTGGGGGACAAAAAACTTTGTAAAAGCAGATGGTATCGGCGTGAATATCATAAGTGTTGGAGATGCTGGTTATGACAATTATGTGCTTGTAAACACGGAGGGCAAATTTGCAGTTTGGTCAAGGGTTTATGGTTACAAAGAAACTACATTTGAGGGTAACTACCTTGCTTGTTTTTCTGTAGAACAAACGAAATTCAATTTTATTGCAGATAATGGACTTTACAGATTTGAAATTGGTGAAGGGATTGTAGAAAAACTTCTTTCGGATATTGACACATCAACATCACAAATATGTGCAGACTCAGATATTTATCTTTTATATAATGCCCACAACACAAATTCAATGTATTGGGATTTATACATTATACCAAACGGAGAAGCAGCGAACATTATTCTCTCCGATATTTGTGAAAATGGAATGACAGTCACAGAAAGCACAGGAGAATACATCAATTTCACAGCGACAACAAAAGATGGGGCTACTCATGATTATAAATACACAGTGTCAACAAAAGAATTGACACAGTTGTAATAAGACTCTCAGCATACTGCTATCAGAGTATAAACTTGGCAGGACGGTCAGTCTGGTGGGATAACAAGACCAAAAACAAACCCACCACCAAAGTTGGAGGATAAAAAATTTTTGGATTTTTCTTACATTTATTCCAATTTCTAACTCCTTACCTCCAACTTCACGATTAAAGACACCGCATGAGGTGTGTTTGGTCAATTAAATTAAACAAAAGGAGGAATATCAAAATGGCAAAGAAGGCTTCAAATGACACAGCAAAAAAAGTATTCAAAGGAATTGGACTTGGAGCGGTAGCTGTAGCGAGTGCTGCAGTTCTTGGATTTGCTGGATATGGGATTTACAAAACTGTAGAACATTTCAAACCAGCGGACAAGCCAGGTGAAGAAGAAGTTACACCAACTCCAACACCTGAAGAAGATAAGACAGTTGAAAATGCAACTTTGATGCTTGATGGAAATTCACTCAGAATTGTTGTTGATTAAAATAAAAAACCAGCCAAAATGGTTGGTTTTTGAGGCAAAATCAGCCGCACGAGGCTGAATTGTTTACGGAGGAAAAAATAATGAAAGCAAATAAAAAAAACATATCTAAAAAAGTCCCAAATGGCAGAACTTTACAAACAAGAGATGAATTTTTATCAGGTGGCAAAGGGAAAGAGAATATTAAGCCAAACCATCCAGATAAACATGATTTGTATAGGAGAGTTGGTGTAGTAGATAGTAATAGCAAAGATGAACTTGCAGTTGTTAAATTGGGAACGAAAGGACGCCATTCTTTAGACAACTATTTAAATGGTAAAAGTAAATACAATGCGTATATCGAAATTGAAGACAACAAAGGTAACAGGATAAAAATTGATGGAGTTAGATTTGTAGAAAACAATACTCGGAGAGATATAGGTCATGAAGATGTTACTAAAATTAAAAAAGATTGTTTGTTAAATCCTAAAACAAACAACCAATTAAAAAAAGAGAATCGAGCAAAAATAAAACAAATTAAGGGAAGAAAATAAAAAAAGGTTCCAGTTACCCAGAACCTAAACATGTCGTATAAATTTATACGAACTCATGGCATTTCAGCCACGACTTAAATGAAATCATTTAAGCAACTAGTTACTAGTCATTATTATTATACTCAAATATAAAGAAAAAAGTCAATAGTAAAAGGGGAAATTTTATGAAAAAGACAGAAAAAATTACACAAAAGAAACCAATTGAAAAAATGACAAGAACAGAGCTTGCAAGTGAGCTTTATGATAAAAAGAGAGCTTTAGGAGAACAATTGACACCTATTGGAAGAAAAACACCATTGACAAGGGCAGAATTTACAAAAAGATATTTGAATGGTATTGGTGGAACATCTGGATTTAAAAAAGCTGAACTTATTCAACTTAATGAAACCTATTCAAACAAACTTAAAAGGAGAAAATAAAAATGAAAAGAAATGAAACGTTTATTCACTATTCACAAAACGACAAGATATATCGTAGCAAGGATTTTGATTCTATAAATCGCACAGGCATTGAGGTTGCTAGAAAACATGGTAATACAGAATATATTGCAAATAATCATGTAAAATTTAAAACTTATAAAACACTGCGTGGTGCGGAAAAATTCTTGGAGAAACAAGGATATAAACCAATTGCTATTAAAAATGGAAGAAATTTGATTTATTTGTCATCAAAAGCAGAAATGAAAGCAGCAAAGAAAACAAATAAAACGAGGTAAAAATGAAGTGAAGGTCTATGATAAATTGCAAGATTTATTCGATGATGGCATTTTCACTCCTTATGATATTTTGATTATTTGGGGAGCTCGTGGAACTGGTAAAAGTTCTCTAATGGGAAAATTACAAAGTGAGTTTATGCGTCCTGAGAATGCGAAAAAAAGAATAGAGGCTTCGGAGTATAAATGCAAAACCAAATTACGACCAGCAGGAATTTTAATATCTCCACCAGACGACCATATAGTATTTACAGATACTTTTTTTGAAGACAATGGATTCCATGGAGATGGACGAAGACCATATGAAATCAAGACTACACAGTTTTGTCTTCCGAACCAAACTCATAAAGATGTATTGCCGCTACCGCCATACGCTTCAGTGTTTTTGGATGAGGTGCAAGATGTATACGATTCGCATGAAGGAACGCTACCGCCATACGTTTCAAAAGGATATGAACTTTCTCGTCAACCTGGATATTTCATAGCGATGGCATGTCAACGACCAATCAGAATTTCAAAAGATATTCGCGACATCGCAACATTCGTAGAAACGGAAAGTATAGAGAGTGTGTATATTCGTGACAATGTCATCTCTTCTATCTGGACGCTGAACATAATCTATCATAACAGTGATTTGGAGAGATACATAGACACCAGAGACAGGTCGTTAATTGATAAAAGAATTCAAATCATCTTTAGAGGAAACATATTCGAGTGCTACGATACTGACTTCTTCCTACCGATGTTTTACACTGGGTTTGAAGGACAGAAGATAATTTATAAAAAAGTCGAAAGAACAGAGTTCACTCCAGAAGGTTTAGATAAATTCAAAGAACGTAGAGTTATCGATATACCAAAAACCTTCAGAGGAAAAGCAGACAAGACAACAAAAGAAGAGGAGAAATCGAAAAGTGACAGAAAAGGAACTGAGAGACCTAGAGAAACTGAAGACAACTGATGACTACATCGAAGAGATAAGAAGAGTGAAAGACACAGTTTGTGCCACGAAAAAAGCAGACAAGAAGATTGACGATACGCTCGAACTGCTTGCAACTGCTCTTTACGACAAATATAAATACATCATAGACATATCGAAGCCATATAGAAAGAAACAAGGGTGGTTTTCAAAAATAGCCGATTGGCGTGAAGAACGCAGATTAAAAAAACTCAGAAAGAAAGCAGAACAAGAAGAGAAAGACCAGCAAAAAAAGGCAGCAGAGCAAGAGAAAGAGGCGGCAGAGCAGAAAAAAACAGCCAAGGAAGGCACAAAGAGCGAGCAGAGCAGGGATACTACTTTGTTAGCCTCGCCTCAATCAAAGATTGAGGTGCTTGACAATCCGAAGGATGTCAAGATGCTTGAACAAAGTGAAAATGCTGACCCAAATCCACAAGACGGTGGCTGAGTCAAGAAAAGCGAAGCGTTGACTCAGCAGTCGTGGATTGGGGCAGGGTCAAAATTTTTATAATTTTTACCACTTTTAAATCGAATTCACTAATTCGATTTAAGCGGTGTATATACAATTTCGATTATTTTTTTATAAAATTTTTAATTTTCAAAATTTTTCAATCAGAACATCCAATTTTTTCAAAATTTAAAGGAAGGAGGTGTAAAAATGGGTGCAAGCGTGAGAAAACAAGTTGATTCCAATCAATACTTCAGCGTCTCAACAATTGAGAAAGAAAAAATGGAAAAATTCGGCATAAAAATGTCCATTAAAGACTTGAGGAACTTAGCCAAACAACGCCCATGTTTCACCGAAATTTTGACCGGTGACAGTGAAAAACAAGGGCACATGAGAAAAGTCAAAATCTACAGATATGTCGATTTTGCCAATATGGGCGAAATAAAGACAGTTTTCATTCCAGCGGGTGCAGAACATTGTGGATGCTATGGCACTCGAGTAAAATTGAGATGGGTTTGTCCAATATGCGGAAAGCCACGAGGTGAGATACAAAAGGTTAGAAGCTACGATGGCTCTGCAGTCCTATTTTGTGATGGCTGGAGCAATGATTGTGGGCACATTGATAAATATGACGATGTTAGAAAAGAAGCCAGACTTAATGGTCTAAACGGAGGTGGATATGCTTAAGAAAAAGTTGATAGCCGTTCGAGTTAATCCAAACAAATATGATAGCATTATGAAATATCTGCAGGACAAAAAAGAGAAATCTTTACATTCCTATACATTCGCCGACATCGTTGATGATGCGATGGATGAGTTCATAAAAAATCACAATTTGAGGTGATATATGAAAAAAGTTCTAGTTCTTTTTGAACGGTCTGGAGCGGCTTCCATACCATTTAGAGAAGCGGGGTTTGATGTCACTACAATCGACATTGAGCCACATATGAAGTGTCCAGAAAGTCACATAATTCATGATATCAGAAATTTAGACGAGTTAAATCTAAATTTTAAAGAATACAGCTTGTTGATTGCGTTTCCACCATGCA